TGACACAAATAATGGTGGATATAGTGCATTATCTGGTGGTGGTTTATATTGCGAAACAACCGAAGATAATGGTGTAAGACACAGTTCATTCATTAACAATTTGAACATCGGTTCAGAAAATATAACTACTCAAAAATCTTTATATTTTAATTATGATGGTATTCATTACCCAGACAATAGCGTCCAAGTAACCGCAGGGCTTCCACTCACAGGTGGTAAAATGTCTGGTGCTATAAATCTTGATACAAGAGGACCAGGAGATGATGGCCCCTGGTCACAAGCTTTTATCGGTGGATTTGGTGCAACCGATAGTTTAAATGGACACAATACATTTTTTGATACTGAAGGTTTATATGTAAATGGTGCTAATGGTAAGTCTGTTACAATTTCCAATACTGAAGTAACATCGATTAATCTTCCTATTACATTTTCAAAAAAAGTTGGAGAAATTGGCGTAGATGGTTATAGAAAATCTACTTTTACTCAAAATGAAAATGGTTTTGATTTAAAAACTGACGCATTGATTGGCATTGATGGTTACGTAAATCAATTAACATTAGATCACAATGGACTTAAAATAAATTCGAGTCAGGTTTTAGACGAAAATTTTTTACAAGCACCTACTGTATCTGGAAAACTTGTAATAAATATACCTGTAGGAAATAATATTGCACCACTAAGAATGTCTGCAGGAAAGACACCAGCTTCAACTTCACCTGGAGACATTTGGATTTCTACATCTAGTATGAAATACAAAGACTCATCGAATACAGAACGTATTATCGCTGACACTAATCGAGTAAATGTATTTACTGCTTATCAAACTATTCAGCAAAGCACAAGCAATCCAACTTTAACAATTAACAATTCTGGATCTGGTGCTTCATTAAAAATTACAAATACAGGAACAGGCGAGTCTTTGCGTGTTGAGGATGAAACCAGCCCAGACACAACGCCTTTTGTAATAAGTAATTCTGGACGCGTTGGAATTGGCGTTGCACCAGACGCAAGCGCAGCATTATCGGTGGACTCTGCTGGTGTTAAGTTTAGCGATGCTTCTATTCAAATAACAAAAGGCGATCGCTATAAAGCGACCTCTACAACTTCTATGGTTATAGATGGTGCTAATTCCAAAGTGTTCCAAACCCAAACAAATCTTGCATACACAAAATTTCAAAATTGCACAATATATCCAACAGCAGGAACAACTCAAGTTATGTATTGCGTAGTTAATTCCTATAATGCCACCACAGGTGCATTGGATGTTGACTCCGTAACGCACACAGGATCTGGAACTTTTAGCGATTGGGTAATTAACGTTGGTTGATAATTTAAAGTAAAACAATGTATTACATCATCACATTCTCAATCGCCCTAATTCTCGGCTTTATCGCTGGTGCTTTGTTCTTTCGTAACAATGCGCGAAAGCTTACAGATAAAGAGATGGAAGGCAAAAGACTCATTGACGCACTTAAGGGGCGATGACCTGTGCGGCTAATCCTTTTATCCATTTTATTTTTTATCGGAATGGTTGGCTGCGCGTCCGTTATTAAGGACACAGCCAAAGGATCTGTAGCTACAATCGTTCAGGACTTTGATGAATACGATTTGTCGGACGCTACCGATGAAGCGATGGCGGTGGGTAAGGCCAATGGAACTTCGTTGTTCACATACGTTGGACTAGGTTTGTTTGCAACAGGCGCTGTAGCGTTTGCCTTCCTCGCGCGCGACGCTGGACTTAAGTTAATGGCTTGTGGCGCATTGGCTGGATCAGTTCCCTACATTGTGCAATCGGCTTACTTTAGTATAATTGTTAGCGGCGCACTACTCGTCGCTCTGCTTATTGCCCTATACCACCTATGGTGGAAAGTTAAACAATCCGAAAATGTCAACTCCGACAAATAACCCCGAAGATCTTGGCATTGTCATAAAAGACGGCGTAATTGCTGGAACGCTCGGCGCCGCCGCGATGGTTGCCAGGTTAATGCTCTCTACCGAACCTGTAACGTTAGGTTGGGTTTTACGTAGGGTATCAGCCGCCGCGATTACATCAATCTTTGTAGGTTGGGCATTGGCAGATCAGATTAGCAGCCAACCATTGAAATTTGCCGCGATTGGCATATCTGGTTATACAGCACCTGAGCTATTGGATTACGGAATTCGTTATCTCAAGCAAAGGGGCGAAAACGAAATCAAAAAAATTAAAAGTGAAAAAGGAAAAAAGCACAAAAGGAAGTGATAATAACCTTATCATATCCGTCATAGTAATTCTATCAATGTCTTGCTTATGTGCCGCATACACCTCTTTCATTGTTAATAAGGTATTGAGTGATCTAAACGACTCTCACGCCCTAGCTTTAATCATAACAGATAATGGCATAGTTTCAGATGACGCTAATTTGCAAAACAATCTTTCTTCCTCTACGGCTGCCCTAAGATACTCTTACGATATATCTATTGCGATTATCGTATCTTGCTTGATGATCGGTCTATCTCTAGCGTATCGTCAATTTAAGCTTCGTGCTTAGTCCCTACGTAGAATATACCTGAACCAACTTTCTTTGGTTCTAGGACTCCGTTGGTGACTAATGCCTTCAGGATACCTTCAGCTTCCTCGCGCTTCATGCCATGATCGCGCTCAAGCTCTTTCAGTATGTTGACGCGCGCCGTCATGGGCTTAGTCCCATAATGGTCGAATTGTGGACCAAGCTGCGTTAAACAGAACTTGGAAGTTGTAGGCGCTACTTCCCATAGAACCTTACCTTCGGCATGGCGCAGCTTGATTGTAAGGGTAGGTTTGCCGTCGGGGTGGCGCATACCAGCTAGCTTACCGCGTTTGGTTAAGTTAAATGAGAATATGGGGTTATTCTGATCCTCGCGCCTGACGTTGATGATAGCTCTTGCCCAATTAACTAGCTCACTACTCCCTAGACCAGAATAGGCCATATCGCTGATTGTTTGCCCATCTGTGACCTCTTTTGGCTTTGGCTTACCTTCGTGGTGGGTAAATACGATAATGCACCCTGTATCCTTAAGGATTGGCTGGATTAAGTTACGGAGAAAGTGACTAGCTACTTCTTGCTTGGACAGATCCCCCCCTACGTAGGATAGCAGCGGGTCGCAGAACAATACGTCCAGACCTAGACGGACAACTATCTTTCGGCATAAATCCGCGAAATCCTTACCTGTCTTGGTTGTCTCCGTATAAAATCTTAAGTTTTCGCGCAACATTTCCTTTTCTTCGGGTTTTAACTGCATTGACGATGTGACGCCCTGATAGCTTTCAGCCATGTCACCTACGTCGCACTCGGCCTGAATAACGGCGATTTTCAAAGGTTTCTTGACAGGTATGCCAAAAAGTTCACGTCCTATTGCCCATGAGACGGCTGTTTGCATGGTGAAGCTGGACTTACCTATACCCGATTGACCTGTAATAAGTAACGATCCACCCCTACAAAGCCAGCGCCCATACCCGATGACATGGTTCGGGTCGTGTTGAGTGTCGTAGGTTTCTAGGAAATCCGTCTTAAGCTCATCAGGTAAGTCTTGCCCTTCCTTCCAAGCTATCCAGCTATCCCAATCGTCGGCGCCGACATTAAGCGCCAATACCTTTTGCTCATTGTCCCCGCGCATGATACCGCCCAATCTTGACCATCGCGATGGGTTCTTGTTCTGAGGATCTGGTTCATGATCAGATAGGAACTCATAAATCTGATTACGTCTGGCTTCCCATTGTTGCTTGTCTTGAGCTTCAACCTTAACCCAAGCATGAACTGACTTGCCACCTGAGTCTATCAAAGCTGTTATAGGCAAATTAGATTGATGGAATATAGCTATCTGTTCCTCTTTACTCTTTTTGTCGAACTCGACTAGAACGTGCCGATAGCTGGAGATACCTGTATCCGCGCCTGTAACATCATCTTCCTTGTAAGGATTGATACGAACCCAAGCACCTTGCTCGGTATCGTCGAATTTCTTATGCTTAGCGCCTGGACAGAAAAACTTAGTTATCCATTCCGATCTTGTGATAAATATACCTTTTGAAGCTGGATAGAACCGACCATCTTCGGACTGACCAGCTTCGTTGGTGATACAAACAATTTCTTCATCTTTGAAAGCCGCCAATAGTAAGTCAGCCGTAGTTAATGGAATAGATCCGAAAGCTATCTCGGCTACGCGCTTAGGGTCGAACATCATACGACCATTAGAACCTAATACCTTGCTATTACCTAGTAACCAACCTTTAGGTCTTTCGTGCGGCTTAACGTAAGCGTCATTAAGCTTGTGGCGTAATTCCTTCTCACTCCATTGAGGACTACAATGGCTTATGTTCCACTCATTAAGTAAATTCCAAGCTTCGTCGTATGGTAGATCAAAACCATTCGCTAGAATAGAAGCTGCTCGATACGTTGCTGGATGTCCACCAGCGCCTGATATAGCAGACGGAAGTTTGGCAAGGTAAGCTCTCGCCCCCTTGATACGATCTTGTGTGGTCATGATGTGGCTTGTTAAATTTTATTTATAATGAACTCCGAAAGCGTCATTGGCTGATAAACCTAATATATTGTAATCAACCCATTCTATCGAGTCCTCGACCGATAGATCGTATTCTTTCATTGTTATTAAAACTAATTTGTCAAAAGAATAAACAAGCTTACCAGATTTCAATTTCCTAACAATAGCTTTATCGTAGGACTTTCTAGGTTCAATTCTGATAAATTTCTTTTTCATTTTATTTCTTTGTAGTATTTAATGTGTCTTATTTTACCATTAACAAACTTCCTTAATTTGATAACCTCTATTAGTTTATTCTTAACACCTAAATCAAGAAAATTACGCGTTCTGGTTCGGCTATATCCCCACATCTCAATCCAGCCATTAGCTTCGTAATACCCTTCGGGCGTTGGATCTTCAACCCCAAGACTAGATTGGATAATCCTATCTAAGAGCTTTTGAGCTTCTGATTTATTTACGCTATCTTCCATTGTTCAGATCCGTCATGGATATAAAGTGTTGGGTAAAGTTTGTCATCGGTGTATTCACCATACACAAAACCTTGCGACCAAGCCAATGTTGATCTGCGCGTATTGGCGTATTCCATAGCACCGCGTTTGGTTAATGTGCCGACGCTTATACCAAGCGGCGCGTCTATTCTTCGTCCTACCTGTTGGCTAGCTTTGTGAGTGTGCGCGAAAATAACGTTGCCGTAGATTTCTGCCATGTCACGCGCGCTATTCTCATTATAAATAGTCCCATGAGTAAAAGTATAATTAGCCAACTTGAAAACTTGCCATACGCCTGTATATGGAATGAGAAAAGCATGAAGCTTTAGACAAGCCGTTTCAATTTCTTCAACGGCCTTCTCAGCTGCAAACGCCTTAATCTCATTTCGTGAGTGTATGTCGCGCCAAAGTCTGTATTCATGATTTCCGCACAAAACCACATTGGGTTCATATCTTTTCAAGAACTCAATCCCGCCGTCAAGATCTGCTTGTATCGGATCTCCATCGCCGCTGCCGCTTCCCATGAACGGAGACATATCCGTAAAATCGCCTAAATGAATTGTTGTATCAGGTTTGAAATCGTCCTTAAACCTTAATACGGCTTCCAAAGCTTTAGTGTCGGCATATACACCATGTGAACAACCTACCGCCATAAATCGTTTATAATTACTTATTTGCGTTATTTGTTTCATTCTTTGTAGCCGATTGTCTAAGGTTGTTGTAAAAGGTTTCTCTTGTTCGTTTAATCATGATTGGCTTGATAACCTTATGGATCTCAATAGCCGACTCCATTGTAAGGGTTACACAAGACCATTTGTTAGTTTTAGCTACTGATATAGCACGTCCAAGCTCGGCTAAACCTACTTTCTTTCTTACGTATTCCATCTTAGTAATCTTTGGTTTCCTTCAAGATGGCGATCTCTAACTTCAATTTCTCAATCTGCTCGTTCTGGGATTTGATAATGTTGTATAAATGGTCTATGTTAAGATACATTTGATCTATAGCCATATTTGCAACATACAATGGTATTTGTTTATTTGGTTCCATAGTTTATTTGAAAATCTTTCTATACCTTGCGTTCTTATTAACTCTCCAATCAGAACCGATCGCATGGCTAGCTTGGTCAAATGTATATTGGTTGGCTTTATCATGACCAAATTGGCGTAGCTTACGAACCTGACGCGCGGTAGCCAATCCTAGTCTTTGACGTGCCAATAGTTTGTCTATTAAATAAACAGCTTGGCAAGCGGTGATTTCTTCAGGTGCATAAACTTGTAATCGCTCTAAAAGATTGCGCTGGCTGATCGTAGCGGGCTTATCATCAACAATAGGTGGTAAGACATACCCGAACATTGTAACAGCCGTAGAAAGGTCAATTAACCCTCTTTCCTTAGCTTCGGCGGCAGCTTCTAGTTTCTCCATAGCTTTCAGGCGCTTAATCAAACGTTCTTCGGCTTTGGAGTCTTGAATTTCGGCTTCGTTCAATGGGTCACTTAATCCAACTTGCGGCTGGCAAACAGCTTCTTCGTGCGTTGTAAATACGTCGGCTGGCTGAAGGGTATGGGTTCCTGATACCCATAACGGATCTAGTATAAGGCAATCGGTCTTGCCTGGCGCTGTTCTAAGTCCGCGCCCAATCATTTGCGACCATAGTGATCTGGATTTGGTTTCCCTAAGTAAAACAACGCAATCTATTTCGGGGCAATCAAAGCCCTCAGTAAATAAGGAAACGTTGCAAAGGAAATCAATCTCGCCGCGCTTAAATTGATCAACAGTCATCTCGCGGAATTTAGTAGATGTTCCGTCTAGGTGCGCGGATCTAATTCCTTTCTCCCTCAACAAAGCATTAAACTTAGAAGAAGTTTCTACGTTAGGAAGGAATACAATCGCGCGCTTACGATTGTAGCGATAAAACTCATCAATGACGTTAGACGCGGTATTGCTCAACGCGTCATCATAAGCTTCTAAAATGTTATCACAAACCCTTACGGAAAGCTTTTGGGCTAATGGCTTGACCAGATACCCCTTGTTAATCAGGTCGCGGATTAGGATAGAATAGACATTGGTAAATCCAACTGACTCTAACTTAACCCTATCCAACCTATCAGGCGTAGCCGTAATAGCTACGGCTTGCCCCTTAAAGTGTTCTTGGACGTTCTTCCAAGAATTAGCTACGGCATGGTGAGCTTCGTCAAATATGCAAAGCGCTGTATCCTTGTGTTCAGCTTCGTAGGATCTTTGGAATACGCTGAACGCTTTGCCATTGATACCAAAACTATCCATTGTAGCTTGAG